AGAACCATTGCCAGATACGGTTACTTTTGTTTTGCCGGAAGTAGTACCCGGTACGGTCGAAACTGTCAGTGTACCAAGTTCGCCGGAAGGGTCCTCACCGCCTTTAGCAATCGCAATTTGGTTGATAACTTCCGGGATAGTTGTTCCCGGAATATCCTCCCATGTGCTGCCGTCCCCTAAAAGGACGGCACACAGATTCTTTAAGGCTTTTACCGTTGTGTCAATAATCATATAATCACCTCATTATTTCTTTTTGATGATATAGCATCCCTGTGGGTCTACAATCTTACCATCCACGATAGTAAGGCCTTTGTTTACCCATTCGTTCTTTTCCTCGTCAAAATAACGCTTCATACCGAACGCAAGGTTCGTATTGATTGCGTAGTCGTTAGGAATCCAGTAAACACCTACAACGTCGCCAGTATTTGCACTGTCAAAGTCTGCGACAATGTCAGGCTCTACCATTGTTACCTCACGGCCGTAAAATCTGCCAGAAGTAGCGGACTCGCCCACGTTTAAGTCTGTTGCTTCACGGAATACAGGTCTATTATTTGCGTCCTTCATGGTTAAGAGATTACTTTCAACCGTTCCGGCTGTGAAAATAAATTCACCCTGTCCACGTTTTGAAAGTGGGATGATTGCAAAGAGTTTCTTTCTCCATTTTTCCCAGTCGGAAAATTCGGCATCTGTAAACTCAATGATATGGCCTTTCTGACTTGTTACACGAGTGTCTTTGAGAATACCAAGCATCTGTCCCTGACCTGTTCCGGCAATAATACCTTTATCCATTGCCTCAACATATGCCTCCGTCATAATTCTTACGATTTCTTCCTCAAAGAGGGAAAGTGTAACGACCTGTGAAAGCAATGTCTGTGATACACGAATCTCACCGATGTTATAAGAAAATTCAATGTATTCTTTAATGTCTCCAGCCTTCTGTCTAGTAGAAACGGTTGTTTCTGTAATCCACTTAAAGTTAGCCTTTAAGTCGGAAATAGGGAACTTCACACCGCCCTGAATGTTTAACTTACGCACCTTAGAATATAACTGACCGTATACCTTAGATACTTTCTTGATAAATTCATTCATGATGGTTGTCGGAATAATCATCCCTAAGTCAGCGGCAACGGTTGGGCCGGGATCGTCTCCTGCTCTCTGAATCAGTTCGGCTGGAATAGGTGTTCCACGCTGCACATAATTCTTAAACGCTTTACGATACTCAATAGTTCCGTAAGGGTCGTTATTGTCAGGCTGGTTGTTCATGTTTGTGCGCTGACCATAAGCACCTCGAACCACGGTCGTTCCTACCGGGTCACCTGCGCCCGGTACTGGTGCTAAGCCTCTCTGCTGTGGGGCGGCTGCCGGGTCATTTACCGGGTCGTCCGGGTCATTAAATGGGGCCGGTTCTCCACCTTCTCCGTCAATCGCTCTGATTTCTTCTTCTGTTTCTCCGATTTCCGCGTTTACGTCCTCTAACTGTTCGTTGATACTTCTTACTTCTGCCGCATCCTGTGACGCTAACGCTCTTTCTTTTAATTTCTGCTTTTTTGCCTGTAAACGCTGTAAACGCTTCTCTAAAATTGCTTTTCTACCCATCTTAAAAACCTCCTAAGATCTCAGTTTTTGCTTTCAATAGTGCTAATTCATTGTCAGTGTCCACCGACGTACCACGGTGCTGTCTTGCACTGTCCAGCGCAGACCGGGCATTGTCCAACGCCCCCTTGCAGCGTGCATTTATCTCAGTGTTTTCGTAAGCTGGAAATGTTACCGCACTTACTTCCACGACTGTACTAATATCTTTGATGTGGCGGGTTGGGTGGTCGGAATCTAAGTTCTCCCACTCCTCGTCCCGGATTCCGAACATGAAACTCATACCAGATATATCGCCACGCTGTACAGCACTATACAAAGCTCTGGCTTCGGAATTATTTTCGGCATCCAGTGTTACCCGGATTCCAAGGCCATCATTATCCGTTGTAAGCTGCATTGTGCTGTTTGCTGTATTTCGCCTTGAGCGTGCCAACGGAATTTTACTTGTATCATGATTTACTAAAAATCGAACATCCGTTAAATCCGTATTATTTAAAGCTCCCGGTTCTATAATTTCATCGAACCAGCCTAAATCTGTACGACTATTATAAACAATCGGCCGTCCGGTGATGATATTTCCGGCTTCTGTTTCTTCTGCCCGGACTTCAAAATTGTAGGAACGCCGTTCTAACTCTTTATTCTTCATTTTTATTTTCACCTCCGCCATCATTCGAGGAACCTTTGCCTGTCTTGTTATTCATCTGGTATTGATTTGCAATATCAACGTCAACCCAATTCAAACTCATGTACCTCTTACCTTCCAATTCGGGCAGTGGCTGTAATCCAAATGCCACCCTCTTTTCATTCTCATAAATTGAACCGGTATTGCTAAGCATATTCACCATTTCAAGTGTCTGGTCTACCGTCATGAAAATGAGGTCTTTCGGATATAACCTTATCTCGTTGCCAAACGCTCTTTCACGTCTTGTGAACAGTTTCTTTGTAAACGCCTGCGAGATAGATATAATAAGCGGTTCAAGTGTTTTCTGATAGAATGCAGCATATTGTTCTTTTGTATAATCTCCTGTCAGAATTGAAAGTGGCACACCCCAGTTTCTTAAGATTTTTTCATCAATAAACTTCAAGGTGGCTTCATCAACTAACTGCGTTGATCTCTCTAACGGCGTAAATTCAGATTTTAAATCAAGAGGCAAAAAGCCACTCTCCGAATTTCTCAGTTTTGTTTCTAATTCCTGCATAGCCGCCTCTGTTTTACCATCATCAAGCATCGTGTTGTATTTTACAACGCCGTTAACTGCATAAGAGGCTTTCATCGCTTTGGCAACACCTTCAAGGAGCGTTTGATTCAACTGTAAAGTGTCTAATACAGGTTTATGATCCGGCTGACCGGATACATCTCCTCCCATATACTCATTAACAGAATAGTTATATTTAATGTGAATCAGATCACTGTAAGGTATCGTTGTTTCAAAGTTATTCTCGAATCGCATCTTCACATATAACCGATTTGATTCATCCTCAATAAACTCTACAAAAGTAGGTTTCAAAGGATAAAGACCGTCATATACCCTTACCTGTGTCCCGTCTTTATTCGTATAAATGTAATATGTCGGTAAAATAAAAGCGTTATAGTTTAAGAGTAACAACCATGTGATTTTTTCTAAAAACTCACTCGTTGTCATTACCGGATTCGGGTCATTTAACAATGTTTGTATCGTGCCACTTACCGGCACGGGGTCATTTCTGTTATACCGGATATGTGTAGGGTTGAGTTTCTTCATTTCATCTACAATACACTTGACCGCTTGCTGAACTACATCAGACGCATAAATATTCGTACCAAATTGGGAGAAGATAGGTGTGTAACCATTGAGCATCTGCGCCCATTTCTGCTTTTTTGGTGATTTTCGTTTTAATTTATCAAGCCATCCCACACTATCACCTCTCAATCATGGCTTTAAATTCTGTACGGTAGCGCCTGTACATTTCATATAAAATAATCAGACATACCGCTCCATCAATTCGCTTCGGAGTTTCTTGTTTAATACACAAACATTGTCCGTGGTCATCCACTTTAATTCCTGCATTTCCCAGACACCATTTGTCTACAATATTATTGTTATAATTAATTAACTGATGTTTAAAATCTGCTTCGCAGAGCTTCATCGCATTAGATAACGTCTGTGCGTTCTGCAAGATCATAACTAAATCTGAATCGTCCCCGCCGGTTCTCTGCCAGCCGTAGAAGTCCATGCGGGTAAGCCAATCCTTCGCAAATCTCTGGTCGTATCCGCATTTCCAAAGCCGGATATTGTAGTTGGTATACAGGCTATAAAACCAATCGGCTACAACTGCCAGATCAATGTCATTTCCTTCCGTGACTGTGAGCAGCCCGTCTTTCGCCCACTCTTTATATCTTGCTCCGGCATTCCAATCATCTGAATCCTCTAATTTTGATTCCGGAATGAAATAATGTTGATATATGTACTTAACTGGGTCTCCCGGTCTCATGAGAAGAATTTTAGCCGCCGATAAGTCCGTGGTCTCCGATAAGTCAACCGCTCCGAGACACTTAGCACCCTCAAATTCTTCTAAGTTATATGCCGCTTCGTAGGAATAATCTTCTAAGTTCAACCATGCTTCTGTGCCGTTTTGTTTGATATTAAAATCCTTTGACAATACGAAAATGCGGTCCGCTTTCGAACTTTTTGCGGTATCTACTTGTTCTTCTAAGTACTCCCATTTCTTAACTATTCCCAGCGTAGGATTCGATTTTTCCCACAGCCGGTTCTTTCGGTTGCCGTCCCAGACTTCCTGTTCAGAATCTTGGGTGTACAACCATGGCAGGAGGCTTTCTGCCGCCACACCGTCATCCTCTTTTGTAATGACTCGGCGGGCTTTTTTTAATTCATCGTCGAGATATCCGTCAACAATAAATCCCTCGGTAGTAATATTGATAAACTTCGGATTATCTTTTAATGACTGCGACTGTTCGATTGATTTACCGATGATATTTTCTTTCATCTCATGCGTCTCATCCACGATAGCAAAATCAATATTTCGACCCTCTTTGTTCTTCGTCCTGTCGGACATCTTGAATATCTTCGTATTCGTTGCCTTATTTAAAATAAAACGTTGATTTCGCTTGGTGTCGAAGTCTTTGGGGTCATATAATTGCCGCATCAGGTCTATTGCATCATACACAATACTACACTGTGCTTCGTCATTTGAGCTACAACAAATGTCTGCACCTTCGTTGCCGGTGATAAATTCGGCATTAGCCAGTGCGGAACTGGTTTCACTCTTTGTATTCTTACGGGCAATAAGCAAAATTGTCTTTTTGAATCGATCAAACCCTGTCTCCGACATCTTAAAGCTGTAAAACGCTTCAATCCACGCTTTCTGCCAGAGCATCAAAATCATCGGTTTATTGTAGAAAGGGGATTTTGTCAGCCTGATGCAGTTTTCCATGAAATCCATGCGCAGACAAGCTGCATCGGTATCATAAAAATATCTGTCATTGTGAAAATCTTCAGCTAAGTTATCAAGCTCCTGCCATAATTCCTGCCCTATGACAATCTCACCTGTTTCAGCTTTTGCCCGGTATTCCAACAAGTAGGAGTTGTCAGGTGTCCAGATAGTTTTATTGCGAACATCCATAAAGTTTTCACCCCTTGCCGCTCTGATCGCTATCCATCGTCCCCTGCTTTCTTACCCACTTTCGAAGCGGAGACTCCTCATCTCCTTCATCCTGACCAGTTGCTCTTGTCAGGACCTTAATGACATTTGTATACTGCTGCAATAACTCTTTATATTGCTTCTGTGCAGGTGTATTCTTCTGCTGCGCCGGATTTTTAGGGTTAATCTTGATGAAAGGTAACTTTTTTAAATCCTCTAACCGCTTTTCGAGAAAAATGGCTTCCTCGATAAGTGGTACAAAAACGATTCTATCCTCATCCGATTTACAACAATAATTGATCAGTTCTTGTCGTCTGTCCCTCATATCACAGCACCTCTATTAATGCGAATTTCGCACCTCCGGTATGCGCGGCATTTCCGGCATTATAGAACTGCACAACGAGAGAAGTGGTGGATACACTTACCAGTCTTGGTTCTAACCACCCTTGTGCCTGTGGTACAACAATAGGTGTTGTTTTGAAACCATAACTGCTCAAATTAATAGTGATGTTATTTCCAAATGTGTTAACACTCAGGCTACTGCTTTGACTCGCACTGACAGTCCGCACCTGTTTGATATTCCCTGCAATTGCGCGAGAATCTACATAGTCTTTTACCTTATTCCACAGATAATTTACTCCGCTGTTATTTAAAAACCCCATGATTCCACCTAACCTTATACGCAAATAGTGTCAATTTCTGCATTTGTGATAGCTGTAATTGTAAAAATTTCACCTAATGGGTCCCAAGCGCTACCGTTCCATGCAACATTCATGCCTGCGCAGCCATATTTGCTGGCCGCTTCGATGTTGTAAACATCACCAACTTTCTGTCCGGTTGTTGGTAATTTGTCTGAAGAAGCTACTGAACCACAATATTTATACATATTTGTGATTTCTGATTTCTTAGCGTATGTACTCGACAAGGTGGCGTTTGTCGGTAACGCATCGAGCTTACTTTTATCGGTCGCACTCATAACACCGGCCGCACTACTAGTTGCCCCACTAAAGACAAACCCACATAAATCTCCGGCCGCCTCACCTTCATCCCTCGTAATCCAGAAGCCGCATTTATCCGCAGAGGGATTGTAAGCCCTCGTTTGTAAGCTACCCCAATAGCCACTCCCGAATAACACCATAGTCTCATGTCCTGCCGCTGGTGCCGGTACAAGTCCATGAGTACCCATTGCGTCACCACTTGCGGCGGCTTTAAAATCACTGTAAGTGGTATCGTTATCCGCGCCCCAAATAGCTGTACCATCTGCGCTCCAACGTAAGATTTGACCGGAAGAACCGCCCGCCGGGATGTGTTTGTTACCACTTGTCGTAGGGTGTGTATAGTTGTTCGCGTTTGTGGCAATACCGTCTAATTTCTTTTTATCTGCCGCGGTCATAAGACCGTGTGCGGACTGAGTAGCGTCATTATAGGTTGTGTTATTGTCTGGTGGCACGCTCCACGTTCCATCAGAACGCAAATATCTATTTGCGGCCCCTGCCGCTGGTGCCGGTGCCAGACCATGAGTACCCGCTGCCGTTGTCGTTGCGCCTTTCATATCTGAATAAGTTGTATTAGTTGGTGTTCCCCAAGTTCCATCTGCTTTTAAATATTTACCCTCATTTCCTTTTGTTGGGGCAGGTACTAAACCGCTACCGCCATCTGCTGACGCTGTTGCTCCTTTAAAATTACCATAAGTAGTATTTGTGTCCTGTGTCGTAATTGTCCCGGTCGTCCCGTCACCTTTCGTAAACGTAATCGTTCGTCCACTTACCGACAAATTAGTGATACCCTTATTAAATAATGTTTTAATTTTATTCCACAAATAGGTAACGCCGTTATTATCTAAATAAGCCATATTTTCCACCTCATTTATTTGCATATTTCATCAAGTTCTAAGTTTGTAATTGATTCGGTCGCGTGTTCTTCGGTCCACATTGTGCCGTCTGACTTTATACCGACGTTTGCGCCACCTTTAACGACTCCTAAACTTACGGCGGTGGCAATCGGTACGCCCGTTTTATTTCCTGCGATTACTTGAATCAATTCGTAATTAAAATTGCTTTTTTGTGACAGAAATAAGTTTCCGTCAACTTTTGCAATCTTGGTTATCTGAAAATAGTCCCCGGTATGGGTATTGTCCACAATCCGAAATTGCAGGCTCCCGGTTCCCACATAGTAGGCAGGGCCAATCTCGCATACAAAGGGACTCCCGGTTATCTGTATCTGTTCGCTTTCAATTTCAAGCCTCGGATTTAGTGAAGTATCGGCGCGTATCTCAATAAAAAAACGATTTTCTCCGTTATCGACGGTACTTACTAAATCACATATACAATTTTTCGTTGCGTCAATAACAATCGTATTTTTCATGAGATTTTAACACCTTCTTTTTATGATACCGTTATAGTCGGGATACCGTCCCTTTTTAGTAAAATCAATCTACATTTGACACTTAAATAATCAGTAGCCGTCGTTTTGAAATATACAGATAATTCATTCGTATTGTGTATAAATACGTTTAGTGTATCTGTATTTGCCATTGTGTGATAATTTTCGTTATAGGCTGCATCGTCACTACGAACAAACATTTTAGAAATAAGAGAAGTGTTCACAAAAGTCCACCCGTCGGGTAACTGAATTGACTTAGTTGTACCTGATTGAATAGACGGTATTTCAACAATCAATAATTTTTTTTCTATCTCACCTTTTGGTACTACTTCCCTTTTACATTTATTTGTCTCACAAATACCGTATACTTTTTCACTCATCTGGTTACCTCCTTTCTTATTTTCAAATTTTCCAATTTTTCAAATCGGAAAATCTCATTTTTGCCTTTTTCGTGAAAGATACCCCCTTCCCGACAGTACTTCTCATGAAGTTTTTTCAGCCGATACGGGGGGCATATCGTTTCCACCAGTCGAGAATAAATCCCGTCCATCGCCCGATGTCCCGACCATCATCACATTCTGATAACCGTCTGAGACATTCTTCTTTTGACGTATCAATAAATATCTCACGCGCCCGTAATTCTTTGCACAATCTCTCACGTTCGCTTATGAGCGGATACCCACCGATTACATAAGCATTATACCATTTACCTCTGCGATACTTTACGCACTCAATCAGATAATCCCGAACACCGAACACGCAACTATTTAATACCGCCGGTTTTGTGTATCGTTCGCATCCGCTCAGGGCCTGCCATATCGAATCCATATCAATAATTAAATCACCCTCGGTCTTAACCTCGTTAACCCATGTTGTCTTACCTGCAAGCGGCGAACCGTACACAAGATAAACTTGCCTTACATCCTCACCATAGTAAAACTTTTTATGTATCCTGTTGTGGCATTTGTGATGTACCAGCATGATATTATCAGGATTTAAACTTATCTCAGCATCATTGACGTTTATCTCGGTCAGCTCTATTTTATGGTGTCCAATACAGTCATACGCTCTAGTGATTGGTTCCCCACACTCCTCACATATCACATCACCATCACTATTGACTCGTTCTAATCTAATCGTACGAATCAGGTTGACCCATGCTTTTGATTTATAAAATGTATTCAATGTGTATCCCATTGTCTTTACCACTCACTGTTTTCTATCTGTCTTTCTCTTAGTTCTAACTCTTTCTTCCGAATATCTAACATCTGCGGATCATTCGCCCAGTTTTCCTTGTCGTAGTTCTTAAGGGCCAGATTGAGAGCTGCTACGTCTGGATGTGCGTGTTTATGTGCTACTTCTGTCTTCACTATCTGAACGTTTTCTATCTGTTCTTTACCAAAACCTGCATCGGCTAACGCTTCACGCATTTCTTCTGATAGTTTAATTTGTTCTGTCGTTTGTTTTGTTTCAACATAATCGTAACCGTTCGCTCTCCTTATCAGAGATGAACGTAATTCTGCAACAAGATTCTGCCGGCCTTTTTTAATTGCTTCCCTTAATTCCGAATAATCAAGTTTGTATTGATTAAACGTGCTGTATGCAATACCTAGCTTCTCAGCAATCTGGCGCTCCGTCATGGTCCTGCACCATTCAGAAATTAGTGTCAGATAAGGTTTCACATATTCATCATACTTACGTGGTTTCCCTCGTTTTCTTTTCTGTGCCACATAATCACCTGCAAACTATTCTAAAAGTTTATTTACAATCTTCTGAATCGCTGCATAGTTATAACCCGCAGCTTCCAGACGTCTCTTTCTTTCGATTCCGTTGCTCCATTTACCAGCTATTACCTCCTTTGCGATAGCTGTGTTGCTCTTCATATCCGATGGTGTCATAAACCACTCTTCATTCTTTCCCTGTCCGGTAATTCGATTAAGATCTAAGCTTTTTCCTATGCCAGGACATGTGCCCGCATCCGTAAACTGATGCAACTCTACACCTCTATGGCACGGATATTTTGCACTATATACACCATCATTTCTGCCATAACGTGCTTCCCACCAGGCAGTATTTTTACCTCGCCCTGCTACGACGGTTTTATAACTGGCATAATCTGCATACATGTGGTAGAGCATTACTTTGTACTTTAACCCTTCAAGATATTTCAAGGCATCCCGGACGTTTCCTGCTTCGTTTCCTGCTTCCACATCAAGAACATATCCAACAAAATATTTTCCTACGAGCTTTTTGCAAGTGCGTACTAAAAACTTCGCCTGTGCCAGTTCACTGCCTTTATCAAGGTATGCATACAGCCAATATGGAATCTTTCTGTCTTCACAGTTTTTAATAAAACTCTTAAGTGTGCTGTCAACATAATTCGTTCCCTCTGTTGCCTTTGAAATTAAAAAAGGACATTTTTCTTTCACTTCATTCCAGTTCCGCACTGGCTCATAATGGCTAATGTCCGGATAGTATTTTTTACTCATGATTTACCTCCTCCCGTATGTCGTCTTTTATTTCATCAATATTGCGCCAGACGCTTTTTAAATCCCGTTCCAGAATAGCAGTCCGTTCTATAACAGAATTATGTTTTTCTACTTTCTTTTCCAGCTGTTCAATGCGGTAATTTGATAATTTTGTGCTTGTCAGTATACCGGCAAATGTTCCGCACAGCGTACCGCTTAACGAAAGTAAGCCCACAATCACTTCATTTGTCATGCTTTCACCTCCGGAATGCCTGCAACACTGGTCAGTAGTGATACCGCTCCAGCTAATATGGATGTACTTAAAACCACTTTCCAGTCAACCGCTCCAATTGTCACTCCGGCCGGAATCAGTGCAAGCGCGGTCTGCGCTGTTGTGCGTATCGCTCTAACACCTGCGGCTTTCACCCATTTTCTTGTATCTACGCTCACTTTGAACACGCAATTTTTAAACATTCTTTTTCACTCCTCATCAAAAGTTAACTCCGTTATATCTAAAATTCACATAAGCAGCGATGCTATTTCTTTCTTACTGTTACATAACCGGCGGCTTTTACTGCTGTCTTGAACCAATTTGTCTGTTCTGCCGTTTTTGCATTGCCCCTTAAGGCTTTGTTTCTTACCTGATTTCTTATGTTACTTTTAACCACACGTCCATTATCAACAACAACTAGCCGACCTTTTTTGTCATAACCCACAAATGCTACTGTATGAATAGGATTGCGCTGTTCAAATAAAACAATACAATTATCATTAAGCGCTGCTTTAATCCTTTTAACAACAACACTATTATTTTTTCCAGTGATCGGGTGCCATGTTGCGTGCCGATAATGGCAAATACTATTAATTACTTTCATAGTTCCGTAAATCGTCAGTTTGCTTCCTGTATAGCCACGGACATTCTTTTTTGCCCAGTTATAAATTTCTTCCGGGTTCCAAATTGTTCCGTTTTTCTGTCTTACTTTCAAAAACTGTAAGGCAATGCATACACCATTTCGTAAAGAACAACCGTGTGCTTTTTCAAATGTTCCCCAAATATACGGTTTTGGAATCAAAATCTTAGTACCATCATTTAGCGCGAGCCGAGTCGTGTACCTTTTATTTTTTATTGATATTTTTTTCATGTACCCACTCCCTCCGGGTAAAAAATTAAAACACGTATGTCAGCGCCTTATCAGACAACCGATTGTTGCCTGCAGAAAGGAGGTCACATAAAAAATAAACTACAACTACGGACTTGTAGGCGCTGTACATTGTGTCGTTAAATTACAAAATTGTATGTGAAAAAGCGCCCTGCATATACAAGGCGCTTTTCCTAAGGCAAACATCTCACTTAAAGATGAACATTGGAGCAATATCCTATTGGATTTCTGACAGCTCGATTGCTTTGTTCTTATCTCACTTTACAATTTAGCATACTTCAAGCGAACGTGACCGAACATTTTTTAATTTATTTTAGGATTTTTATTGATTTCCACGTTAAAACGTGGTATAATATAATTACATTAAAAGAAAGGGGGTAAAAGATGTTTGATAAATTTATAGACAACCTCATAAAGGGTTTAACCATTGTTAGTCTGGTTCTCACAATAATAGACAAAACAAAGCGCTAAACCCATCGGGGAAGAGAGAAATCCCCTCTCTTCCTTGTCCAGTCTATGAGGTATTTATATTTTATCACATCGTGAGAGATTATGAAATATATAAAAGAATTTTTCATTGTCATTATTGCTATATGTGTGCTGATATATTCATATAGCAAATATCATCGTTTTTTTGCCGCGGATTGGATTATTCTCATTCTGCTCCTCATTCTTTTTATTATTTTTCTCAAAAACAGGAGGTAGGGCTGATGAAACTAAAAGAAATACGTAATAAAAATAATTTCTCCATTCGAGAATTATCTGAACTTAGTAATGTTCCCAGAAGAACCATTGAGGACATAGAGCGTAAAGGCGAATGTAAGGTTTCTACTGCAATTAAATTAGCTGATGTTCTTAAGGTAACCCTTGATGAATTATGCCGTTAACTATTTTTAGAGGGACACTTTGTGCCCCTCTGTCTCTTTGAAAAATCTGTTTCCTTTCATTCGGCAGCCATCCTCTGTATATGTCCTTTTTGTTCTCGAAAACATTTCATTCATCTGATGAGCTACCTGATTCCATGTCAATCCTTCAATATAACGCATTCGGAACATGATGCGAACCTCACTCCTCTTGATAGATTCTATATATTCTTCTGCTTGATTAGTGATTTCGAGAAGTTCCTCTTCTTTCATTTTTAGTCGCTCTCTCCTGCTTATCAGTAGTCTTTTTACTTTCGTGTACTCCGGAATTGGAAAGCCTTCCACTTTAAAATGCTGCGTGCCCCCTGCACCTCCGGAAACTACATCTCTCGTTCTTTCTTTTTCCTCCATCTTCGCTATTTTCTCTTCTGTTGCCTTTATGAGTTTCTTCAATTCCTTTATCTCCACTTGCATGTCACAATACTCAATCAGGACTGACTTTTCCAACCAAATTGCCCCCTTTCCTGTCATCTGTGAATTTCACCTGTTTCTAAATCTCTTAACTTGATTCTGCCAAACGCTTCAAATCCTCGTTTATTTGCAACCGCTCTCGCTTTCCAACATCCCTGCTTTAATTAGATCATATATAACGTCTAAGTAGTCTCGCTTATCCCGGTATCTACAATTTGCCTCTTTATGTATCCGCGGATTTGCTTCGTCCCACTTAAAAATATCAAAGCATACGTCACTTACAAATAGCATTACACAGCCATGCGCTACGCAAAGATAATAGCATTCTTCGTACTGTTTGCCTTTACATCGCTTAAAACCGTATTTTTCAAATTCTGCTGCCGCTACTGTCGGTTTTAGCATTCTCCTCTCTCCTTACATTACTTCTCCTGATAGTCCTCAAATCTTTCCAGGTCCATTTCTTCCCGTTCCGGATTAAATATTATATGTAAAAATGTTTCACAATCCGGGCAGGTGCCACTTCCAACATTAGCCCCCATCTCCATGAAAACACTCTTGCGAATCCACATTGCCTTGCCGCACGTTGGGCATATTCCTTTATATCTCTTTGCTTTTTCCATTTTCTCACCTCACTTTTTCAGTATGTAAATTACAAATCCTGTATAAATTATCGCTACTATGATTACTATTGCTTCTGTTATGCTCATTTCTTACCCTGTTCCCCCTTAATAATTTCGTAGATAATGTCATCACGGTAATTACCATTCATATCTCTAATAGAGTCTTTTAGAATATGCTTGTTTCCTCCGTGTTTTTTGCAGAATTTATCGTAATGCTTTTCAACAGGATTTCCACCAACCATGCGCCACTCAATTTTACGGAGCTTTTTTGTTAGCTCCTCCATCTTGTTAAAAAGTTCTTCTCCGACAACCGGATTTCCTCTATCGAAAGATAAAAGTCCAAAATTATACGCCTTGGAGCAATAATAATCAATGTGATAAGACAAATAGCCTATCAATCTGTTATTACTAACAATAGCGAAATCAAATTTTCCTTCCTCTGGGTTTGCTGATATATCCGGACACCATTGCTCTAAGCATCCAGTTAAATACATCATATCTTCAGTAAAATAGATTCTTTGAAATTCTGTTATTATTTGTTCTTTGAATAATATTGCAGGTACTAGCATTTGACTCTCCTCTTTATTTCTTTTCTGTCCATTTTTGTTCCTCCTAAATATGCTCATGTGGTTCGACTGGTTCCCAGTGTTTTTCAGCTTCCTGCTCAACCAATCGGTTATACCGCTCCACAAATTCGTCCTCGCTTATTTCACCCTGCATAAATTTTTTCTGATATGCTCATGTAGGTGTCTGGTTTTGTTGTGTCATCATCTTTGCAAGATACCATTTCTTCATCTCTTTCTCTTTTTCTATCTGCATTTCAGTAAGTTCTATTTCATTATCCACCGCCTTGACTGCATTTACAACATACCTCTGTTCTTCCTCCTTTTCGTGCCAGTCAAGTACGAAATGTTTTAATGTTTCAAATTGTAAATTAATTGTTGTCCGGTATTTTCGCAAAAACTCAGGGAACTTATTGCAGATAGCAATGTGCAAGTAATCCGCGCAAATTCCTTCGTTTGGTTCAAACACTGCGTACCTTGTATCTAGTGTATTGTCATTTTTTAATTGGCCTACATACTCATCCACAGCACTTAATTTTACATAGCAACTCCCTGCCGTATATATTTTTCCAGCCACCGCACGTTCTACTTTGCATATCTCAAAAATATTGACTTTTTTACATTGCATTTTCATAATCCTCTAATGTCATTTGCCTGAAAGTATTTCTTGTATTCTGCGGATTCAGTAATTTTCTATGTTCTTTTATAACGTTCATATCCCTTTTGCTACTTACCAGTTCCCCCAGCATTTTGTACAGTTCTTTTCTAGTTTTCCTCTCTTCATTTTCAATTTTTTGCAGTTCTTTAAGAAGCGTTTCCATGTCTGGTAGGGGCTCTGGTTCAAACGTATCTACATATCTTGGAATATTTAGATTGTAATCATTATATTTTATTTCCTGATAAGAGGCTACGTAAGCATATTTTTCTACATCTTTACGTGCAAAAAAAGCATCGGTGACATCTCTTATCTGCTCCTGCGACATGTCGTTTTGTGCTGATTTCTTTTCAAGTCGTCTTGATGCGTCAATGAAAAGAATATCTGGAGAATTTTTTTCTAAAATTAGTAAAAATACCGGGATTGCTGTATTTAAAAATAACTTATCCGGTAATCCAATTACAGCACTAATCCAGTGCTCTTTAACAAGCCATTCTCTAATTTTTCCTTCTGCCGCTCCTCGAAAAAGGACACCATGCGGAAGTATCGCAATCAGCCGTCCATCATCTTTTAAATGTTGTACACCGCGCAGTATAAATCCGTAATCGGCTTTGCTTTTCGGAATTTTATGTCCCATGATTGGCATCTCGTCCGCTTCTGGGAATTTCATAGAGTATGGTGGATTCATAATTATATTATCAAAGCATCCCACTTCTTCCGGTTCTACTTGTTTTGGGATACTTATATCATTATTTTTTTCTAAATGATATGTTTCCATTATATTTTCCCGTAAACAATCCGCCCGGCTAATACTTCCTTGCAGTCCATCAATGCAGGCATCTAGTAAGGCAAACGGAATTGTACGCTCACTAAATTCCTGTTCGCATATTTTTACGCCATACTCTTTTGCGACTGCCTTGCTTAATGCTCCCGTTCCGGAGCACATATCCAGTACATTGCCCGGCTTCATCATTTTTGCGACCATGGTGCAGATGCAATCCGGTGTAAAATCCTGTTTTAAGGTTTTTCTGTCTCCCTGCTCTTGCTGGAATATATCCCGGATGTCATCGTGCGTACTTTTTTTTACTAGCCTTATGATACTTTCTGCATTATCAGACAGTAATGCATCCATAATTGCATCTGGAAGCTTATATGATTCGGATACATGAAATATATTAAGTAAAGTTCTCTTCGAGTCCATAAAACCACTCCTTTCTTGCACGTTCCAATTTATCTATTCCCCCTTATTCTTCCGCACGCTTTCGTCCACTCCTTCACAAATCTCTTTTCCGCCAAGTCGCTTGGGAAAAACTTTGTTTTTTTTGTTTTTGTTTCCTCTGTTTCTTAACTCCCTTTCTACGGCTTCAATTTTCCCCCTCGATTTGGGTGTTTTGCGCAGTTCGGTCATTGCTTCCCTTAGTTCCTGCTCTGTGCATTCTACTAAAAATGCAGCTCGGTCAAGGCTTGGCACTTCGTATAGTTTTTTTCGCTATTTTGTTTTGTATTTTATTAAATTCTTCATCTTTCAGTCCGTATGGCATTTTTACTCCTCTTCCTGATTTGTACTCTGCTTACAAAGCTTTTCTACTCTCTTTAAATATCTAAGTTGCTGCTGTATATATTGGTCGTTGTCTTCCCCTCCAGCCGCTCGCCAATCTGCAATCCTCTTATCTACATCCTGGAGAACAGACGCCGGTATAAACTCAAAATCTATGTCTTCTATGCTAAGCTTTTTCATCATTTAACCTCTTTCTACTCTTGCTGTTTAAGTGTCCACTCACACGGTAAGACCACATCCTGACCATTCTTTGTAAAAAACGCAACCTTCGCAACTTTGATGAGATTCACAATATTTTCTAAGTATTTCCTCAGACTTTCGTGCTTCTTCATCCTCAGACTTTCGTGCTTCTTTATCGGAAGTATCCATTAACTCTTGCTCCCTATAAGCTTGTAATTCTTTTAACGCTGTGGCGATTTTGGCAAGTTCAAGACCTGTGAACCCTCCGTTTTCTTTAAGCTGTTTTAATTCCGTAGGAGTACCGATATCTTCATATTCAGCAAGCTTTTTTAATACAGTCCTCATGTCCTCTGTTGTCATTTCTGCAGGAACTGTATCTTCATATTTTCCTTTTGTATAAACAACTGTTTTAGTTAATACCTTTGTTAATCTCTCCATCTATTCTCATTCCTTTCTGTTTCTCACTTTACAAATAAACTGGTTATTATTTCTTGTGCATAATGGTTTTTTTGTCAAGTATCTCTTATTTTTCATGTTATTTTGTAAATTTCCGCTTATATATGCTCATGCAACTCCGGTGGTCCAAACGACTGAGGTTCCAACTCCATCAAAGCATTATATCTCTCAACATGCTCATCCGGTGTGATTTCATCGTTCATAAGCTCCTGCTCCAGTTTGCCATATTCGATATCTATCCTCTCTTTAAATTCCTGGCGGCTTATCTTCCCTTCGATAAGCATTTGTTCTAATATTTTGTATTCGTGACTCATAATTTACTTTTTCCTCTTATTCACCTGTTTCGTATGCTCCGCCACTCTCTTACAGCCAGCTTTCCATCTCTGGTAAGCCTTACCCTGCCGACATGGCTGCTGCATTCCCTCGCACCTGTCCTTTTCGATACATTTTGTACACGGATTTATCACAATCTCTCACCTTTCGAATTCTTCATAAAATCGCCTAATATCCAATCTCCCCATGCTGGTTTTTCTTTATTATCTTTCGGTCTGTATGGCTCCGGCAGTCTCATCCATGCGATAACACTATCTCCATCATCCCATTGACCATTTTCAAAATAATTGGTACTTGCGAACGGCTCTTTTTGTCCAGCTATTTCCCCGTCCATCGTTACTATGTATAATCCTTCTTTTGTTGGCAATTTTTCTGTTACTAGCACCCATTTATCCATTTCGTTTTCTCCTTTTTACCGCTTCTCGCATATCTTCCCATTCCTGTCTTAAGTCTGCTGGAAATTCTGTCGGACTTACTACTTCTCTTCTGGTTTTAAGCTCCGCTTTAATTAATTTTTGTTTTGTTAATTCTGTTCCTGCCTTTTCCAGGATATGTAGCGCCGTCTCTAAGTCTTCTTCCGTTAGGCAGGGATCGCACAAAAAAGATGTCAGATACGGAGGTTCTGCTTCTAAATCGTGTAAACTTCTTTCAATGATTCTTCTGACGTTATCTGTATAATCTTCTAACGAAATATCTATCTTAATCTTTCTCATTATTTTCTATTTCTCCTTGTTTTACATATCCCGCTTTTGTCCAACACGTAATTTTTAACGGGTCGAAGTTTTTTCCGCATTCCGGGCATTCTGGAAACATATTGTTTCTGTACGCTTCTTCCATCTCGCGGAATACTCTGCTCTTGCGCATCCTTTTTAGCTCTTTATTTGCTTCTTCTGAATAAACTTTTACTTTTTCTTTTAAGCGTTTCGTTTCTTTTCTTAGTTGCTCATGATATCCCGCGATTGACAACATTGCCTCAAATAGATCCACGACCGCTCCGCAATCACTGCACATAATAATTCGATTTTCAACACTAAGTTCGTAATGTGGAGGATTGCATCTGCATATCTTCTTCATCCCTTTATTGATTCTTAATAAGTCAAAACTAACAGGTTTTCCTTTATCCACCCGTCTCCTCCAAATAGTTCTTCCCGAAGAGTTTCATAAATTCCTCTCTGGTGTGTGTCTTTTCAAAAGCTCTCTGTCCGTCTTGGCGAAGAACCTTCATCATTTCCGCATTGTTATGCACCGCTTCCTTGCCGCTGATGTGGTGTTCTAAGCAAAGATAGACTTTTAATCCTTCCGCTTCTGATTTGTCTCTATTTGAACCGCCGAAAATGTGATGTTCGTGAACCGCTCGTTTCCACTCATAGTGTGGTCTCATCTCCATGCACAAGTAGCAAGGGCTACCTTTTTCTTGAAGAATACTCGCTTTATGTTTCTTTCGTCTTTTCAATTTCTTCTCCCTTCTCCTCCGGACGAATCCGGAGGAATCAATGGCATATAGCTTCTTCATGAAGCCTTTAACAAGTTACGTGTAATATGTAAAACCTTAGAGGTTGTCCAGCTTATTTTCTGTAGTCTCTCTCATACGCTTCTTTTAGCTGCTCTACATAATTCATGAGTTTACAATTTTCGCAAACCTTCTCACAGGAATCTGCCTGGGTCTTACTACACAGCTCTCCACATACATAACCTAGAAGACCTTCCTGTGCTTTTTCTATTTCTATTCGTTTCCTATCACTCGGAAGAATTTCCATCTTCTTCTCATCGTCAATCTCTTGAAGTTTTTTCTTTGTCTCTCGGTCTATTTTGTCCTGTTCCTCTGAATACCGCTCCTCCTGTGACTTATACGCTTCGGTTTTATTTATATACTGGTCACAAGAGGTGCAGGTAGATGTTCTGACGTTGCACTCAATATATCTTTTACAGCTATAGCATAAAGATGTAATCCCTTCTGGATGTGGCGTCTCGTATTTTTCTACATCAGGCAATTGAGATGTAAATTCTTCAACTGGTATGTCCGGTTCGTCTTCGGTGTCAGACTCTGACACTTTTTCTGAACCTTCATTTTTCATCTCTTTAATTTCTTTATAGGACAAATTGCCCGAATCCTTTAATTTCTGTAACGCTTCTTTTTGTTTTTCTTCATCCATTCCAGAAAGTTCATAAGCTGTTGAGAATTTTATATTATCTTTTTCTATTTCTTCTTTAAGTTCCGGGATAAGATTGTTATTAATCGTTTCCATCTGTGCGATTTTTGTTCCAGAAACATGCAGCATCGATGCAATAACATCTCTAAGCTTTCCTTCACTTAAATCACGACCATGAATCTTCATCCCATTTTCTTTCATGTATCTTAATTCTTCTTTGAGCTCACTTTCTTCTCTGAGCAGCGTTGCAACACTCTTATCCCTGCTACTGTTTGCAATAATCAACTCTATCTTTTCTTCGTGAGAATTTGCAGGATTTCTAACCTGGCAAGTTACAAGCTCATATTCTGTATACCCTCGTTCTACCAGTAGTTTTAATGCTCTCCATCGTCTTTCTCCAGAGATTAGTTTGTATTCTCCCTCTTCCGATGGTGCGTACATAACGGCCAGGTTTTCAATTAATCCTACGGTTAATATCTCTCCTGCTTTTTCTTCTATTCCTTCTTGTGGATAGAAGTTCCTGGCGTTGGAATATATTTTATGAATAGATATATCTTTTGTGCGAAATCTCGCCTTGGGTGTTGCGTCTATTCCTCTCTTACTGTTTTCGTTCAAGGCATCTAGCACTGAAAATCCTGTTGCCACGCTTATCTCCCTCCTTCTAAAGCTTTATCTAGAGTCTTATATTTTGTCTTTCTTAAGTCTACTGCTGCAGATGCTAATGTTATTCCTGAGCGGAATCCATTTTCATCTTCTACGATAATCATGTGTGGGTAAATCTCTTTTACAACTACTCTTTTGGGGTCTATCCTTTCTCCACGTATTCTTGATTCATCCATGTAGTAAACTGCCCCTACCTTAATGTCTAAATCTTTATTCAGTTTTTCCATTGAGGAGACTTTCTTTTCTTCCTGGATCATTTTTTCACTCCCCTAGTAGTTCTTCCACAATTGCTCTGTAATCTTTTACTGCTACACTATTTTTTGAAAATGCCGGAAGTGGCTTCATTGCCATAGACGCTTTTTCTACTACAATCGAACGTCGAACCGGTGTTTTAAACATTTTAAATCCAGACTGTTCTTTCATCCACTGTTCAAACTCCAATGTTGTTTTATTCTTCTGTCGCATCGTAATAATGCCTTTAATGTGCAATTTCTCATTTAATTCACACAGATCATCAAGCTGCTCTTGTAAATTATAGATTGCTTCGTTCTCAAACCCTCCAAGTTTCACAGGGGCAATCACCATTTCTGCTGCAATCAATACATTGATAACCACTATGTCAAGTAAACGTCCACAATCACATATACAGTAGTCATATTGTTTGTCTACTTCCTTTAACGTCTCTCTTAAGCGTTCAATCTGCGTTTTTTCTCTCTCCAAACGCAATCTCATATCTGTCTGCATTAAATATCCGTTTGCTGTTATAATGTCGATATTCTGATAATCTGTCTGCTCGATAAAATAGCTTGTATCGAACCCTCCTCCGACATATCTGTGTCTTTCTAAAAGACCAGAAAGTCCTTCGCCTTCTGGATCATATCTCTGATATACCTTGGAAGTATCCCCTTGAGGGTCCGCATCAATTAAAAGGACTTTTTTCCCTTTCTCTTCTCCTAAGATATACGCAATTGTATCCGCACTTGTTGTTTTTGCAATCCCGCCTTTTGGTGACATAATAGCTATTGTTCTCATAATATTTCCTTCCTTTTATGCTCTTTTCTTATTTCTTTGTTTTTCAAGTTTTTTGGCTGCTCTCTTTTCATCACGGTTATAGTGACGCTTCTGGCGATACGCCTGCGTATCTGCAACGTCTGCCTCATTCTTACGGATTTCGAAAGTAACTCCCGTTTCTTCTTTTAACGTATTTATCATCTCTAACCAAGTAACGTAATTTTCCATCAGACATTCTGTCTTAAAATCAAATCTCTTACGAAAGCGTTCTATCCTGGATGCACCGAAGCCAAATTCATCATGTAATGTCATGGCTGTTAAGATATTTACTGTATCAATCGTATTTTCTTTGATTCTTCTAACGCTCTCTTCTAATGCCGATGGACTTATTCCTACAGGAATTCCTGTAAGTTTGCGTATTTCAATCTCTTTTTTTAAACCGTCGATTCCTCTTGTCTGTGCGATTCTATACGCCTGCGCCATACCTTCTTGTCTAAGTCTTTCCTCTTTACTAATCCTTGCCATGTTTCTATAATCCTCCTTAATCCTTTTGTTTTCGCAATCTCGTATATATGTAAAAGCGTGTATTGAAATCGTTATAACAGACCTTTGCTGTTGTAAAATCATAGTCTGGATACCACGCTTTCATCTGTTCCTTAATCATGTTCTCGTTTTGGACCATCTTATTGACATAGTGTTCTATCTTTCTATAATTTCCACTCTTTGCCTGCGGCCGTTTATTCCTTACTATTTTTGTTTCTGGCTGCTTTAATCCCTGTGATGAGTTCCACCGCTTCTCCGAACGAATCCGGTCTTTTTCCTTTACGATATAGTTCGCCATGCCAGAAAGTCCATTCTCATCCTTTTCCAGTCTTCTGATCTGACTACGTTTTCCGTAGTTCCATGTCTTTTCTACCGCGTCCCGGTCAAGTAGTCCATCCATAATAATGTGGTGGTGCCATCTGATTTTTGCTGTAGGATTATATTCAGTGACATAGATGTATTTACAATTAGGCAGGTTAAACTTCTTCCTTTTGTAATTTAACCTTCTGATAAACTTCTTTACGTTCTTTAAGGCTGCATCTATATCTCCATCGGCAGGAAGGTGTGCATCGTCATATGTAAAAGTACACCAGAGGTCATTGTCGTCAAAATTGGCATTGATAAGACGTTCTACTCTTTTCCTTGCGTTCTTATCGTTCAATCTTCCCTGTGCCTGGCGATTGTCCTTCTTTATCCTTCCTTCTTTTGGGATATCTTCTTTCTTGTCAAAAAGAGGATAGATTTCTACTTCTAACTGTTCCCCTGCTTTAATAGTCTTTAGAGCATAGTTCGTCTTTGTGCGTTTGAATAGCTGTTGTGTCATCCATTCTTCCATATCCTCTAAAGATTTATTGTAAGCAGACTCATAGTCATATTCTAACAGATGCATTCCCCTATTCTTTTTTCTCTTATCCCTCTTTATCTGACACTTCTTCATCTCTTTACCTTTACCTGTTATATTTATTTCAACGACTTGTTATTATCTATTACGAGGACGGTAAAAGCTCTAAAAGTCTTAAAAAAATCAGAACCTTCACGGATTTTATAGCTTGTTTTTTCGTGTCAGATTTGATATTATGAAAATGAACTTTTTTCGTAAATTATATTTTGACACTGGAGAACATCCGCTGCATTCGGATGTTCTCCTTTGTTATGTTATTATGTAATCCTGTCCGGTTTCCGCTGCTTTTTTTCTGGCATAAGCTACCGCTTCCACATAATCTCCATAAAAGCACTCTAATTCCATGTTTGTCCATCTGATGATCTTTACTTTATTTTCTTTCTTTTTATCTTGCATTCCTTACGCTGCCGATTCTTCTTTTTTGTTTATCTCGACAGTAACTTTCACGTTTTCCCGCTCCGCTACAATTAATGCGACCGTTTCGCATAATCTCCTTATATTACTTTCTCCCATATGGATGTTCCCCTTCTTTTTTTACTTCTAAGATTTCTGTAGTACCGCCTCTTTTGCAAAATCCTTGTATAAACTCAAACATCGCTCTCCCTCGTGCTTCTTTGTTTTCTGAAAATTCCTGGTCTATCATAGTTCTTATCGAAGTTCCCAAATTGAGATATATGTTTTTATCCCATGGTTTTTCTAAATCTATCGCCATTGTTCCTTCATTTTCGTAATGTTTTTCCACTTTCTTTGAACTTACAACAAAAACTACATCCCCCTGCAAGCACATTGGTTCTTCATTTGGTTTGCTATCATTTACAATTATCGCACTAAACATCGTTCCTCCTACTTTCTTCTTTCCTTTGTTAATAGTTGCATCACACTTCTTTTCTTTGTCTCCTGGTTACTCCACTCTGCATTACTACGGGGTTGTGACCGCCTGGCATCCCTGCCGCCTGCATTAGAGTCTCCCGGATGCTCCGGGAGTGTTCTTATTCTTTTATATCAATGATAATCTTGTTGCTATCCGTCCAAAGAAATCCTTTTATTTTGGACAAATAGTATGGGTATATTCTGTCCTTCCACCATTCTTGAAGCTATTAAATCTATCACTGCCTTTTGCATATCTTTTCATATAACCTCTTTCCAATTTTCTCGACCGCTTGTTCTTCGCTATCTTCCGTTATAGAAATCTCGAATATAGGTCGCAGTTCTTCTTTTGCTTCCTCTGGTAAGCTTTCTTTCAGGCTCTGTACAATCATAGAAAACTCTAATAGCTGGTCCAAAACCGTTTCTTCAAGTTCTACACTCATTGTCCTTGTATCTGCTTTAATCATTATTTTCTTCTCCTCCATATATCATCCGAAATATTTCTCCAGATAATCTCCAATCATCATCCACAGTCATTGCCACTTCAAATGCTTTGGGTAATTTTTCTTTTACTTTTTCTGGTAAACTTTGTCTTAGGCTTTTCGTAATCATGACAAATTCTAAGAGTTGATCCATTACCTCCCCTTTTAATTCCACATCTATGCCTTCTTTTACATCTACCAAAATCATTCTTTCACCTTCTCTTCTAACCATTTGATTCCCACACCATTCCAGTGAATTTTAGGAATCAATACTGTTGATCTGCTCGTCTTTAATACTTCTTTTCCTCTTTTATCTGTATAAACGACAAAATCTGCCTGACTTTTCTGTGCTGTATATGCCACCAATTAATCCCTCCTAGTTGTCTTTCTTAGCTTATGAATATTTTTTAAAATTTTTCTCTTGCTAATCTGTTTAGATTCTTCCAAAATTCTCCGTACACAAATTCTGGTTCAAGGTTTCTCCTGGATGCATGTTCCATGAGATTTTCCCAACATTTTTCCGCTTCTTTTTTAATAATCCGTTTTTCAAAATTAATATCAAATGGGGTATTCATCATGCTTCTTTCTCCTCCTGTAAGAACTTAAGTACCTTATTCCATTCCTCGCTTTTCTCCAGTTCCTCCCACGCATCATTAGAAAGTGAAAAGCCTACTTTTACCTTTGTTACTTTACCGTTGTGTTTCCTCTTAAGTACTCTTACATCGTAATTGCTCGTGAATGTTTCATGGCAGCCTAAGCTATCTGCAATAACATGAACTTCTTTTCTTGTCTCTTCTAACTCCTTATTCATATTCATAAGTTGCTGTAATACTTTTCCTAATTTAAACATTATTTTCTCCTTCCTCTTTTCCATTTTTCCTATTTTTTTGTTGCCGAATCTATCTCCCCCTCCTTATGCTGGCTTACGTTCCCACTTGGCACGTTCTTCTCGTTTGCCTGCTGTTTTTCTTTTCATCTTTCTTTCCTTGCGCTTGTTTTTTACATAAATTTCCTTTATAATATCGTTAATACATATTAATTTATCTAATTAAGGAGGTAGGTGTTCCGTGTTAAAAAACTACTTTAAAGACTGGTCGAATTATCTTTCTTTCGCCATTGCTTTGGTTCCAACTATTTTGCTATATATCTATCCATCTGGAACTAAAGTCCCCTTTTTCGTGTTTGTCGTGTTGCTTTTTTGTTTTGTATTATCACTATGGCTAAACGTAAAATTTTTTCTCGATTCAAGAGATGAGTACCGTCCCGCTATAGAGTTATTACAATGTAGTCAAGGACGAATTTTATGTCGCCCCAATAATTTGCTCACCCATCATTCTATTGTTGCGTTTTATGAAAATAATGGAAAATTAGAAAATCGGATTTGTTATGGATATGTAGAAACCATCAATAGTATGGGGATAGCTCAAATCCTTCTTTACTCCGATACTTCCTCTTCTAAAAAACTATTCTCTTATATTTCTTCTAAACGAGATAAAATCATTGTAAAACCAACTGTAACTATTGAAACAATAAATGACTTTTTAAAAGCTGAAGGTGAGGTGCCATATGTATAAAGTTGCTAAAATCATTGATGAATACAAAGTTGTTATTAATGCAGGTTCCCGGCAAGACGTTTGCGAGGGACAAAAATATCTTATTTATGCCATAGACAATAACGAAATATTTGACCCCGACACTGGACGTTCTCTCGGCTATCTGGAGATTGTCAAAGGAACCGGCATAGTTACTCATGTTCAAGAAAAAATTGCTACTCTGGAATCCGCTACTTATCGCAGAAAAAAAAATATTTCTCCTTTCTATATTAGTGATATTCTTTCTTCATCCATCGAAGATGATGACCGAGAACAAAGGCGTTTACCTTTCAAAGACCTTGTTGTTGGCGATTACGTCAAGCAAATTAATTAATAGGTAAGTATTCGTATAAACATTAGGATGAGTGATACTATACATCCTAAAATAAAGCTAATAGTCCGCTGGTTAGACGCTGTGTTTTCCCAGCGGATTTTTTTTACTATTCTCTCAATCATTTTGTTAAACACTTTATTAAATCTCCTTATCCTGCTTTCTCGATTTCTTTTTCCTGTCTCTTGCTGCTCATTGCCGCTGCCGTAGAAACAACTCCATCCAGGTATCCTTTCTCGTATGTTGTCATTCCTGGCATTTCTTTAACGAGAGTTTTCAATACTCTTTTTTCGATTTCTAACATTATCTTCCGCTCCTTTCTTGTATCGTTAATTGCATTTGCTTGTTGGTATATTTCAATTATATGTTGGTTAATATCTTTTGTCAAGTTATTTTTGTTGTTTACCAACATTTTTTATTGATTTTTTTAATCATATGAAATATAATGAAAGAGCAGAGAGGAGGTGGGACAGTGAACGAACGTCTAAAAGAATTGCGTAAAGAGTTAAAATTAACACAGCAAGAGTTTGCAAATAAAATAGGCATATCAAGAGGAAATATTGGAGCTTATGAAGTTGGAAAAAACAAAATTAGTGATGCTGTAATTTCTCTGATATGTACAAAGTTTCATGTAAATGAAGATTGGTTGCGAACTGGTAACGGCGATATGTTTATCGAAATGACGAAAGATGAACAGATTGAGGAATTCATTGGTGATGCATTGAGAAATGAAGAAGATTCTTTTAAAAAGAGATTGATTTCTGGATTGGCTGCATTAGATGAGAATGGATGGAAAGTGCTAGAAGATTTCTTGGACTCCATCCAGAAAAAAGAAAGGGACTGATTATCTCAGTCCCAAGAGGGCTTTAATATGTACATAAATGAGCTTAAGACATCGCTCATCCGCCATATTAAGCATTTCAATAATGAGTTTTTTGTAATCAACTTCTTTCATATTATGTATGCCCCCTTATCATCCCTTTGTGATGTCAACATTATACCATGTTTTTCCACAATTATGGAATTATCGAGGTCGATTTCCACAATCATGGAAATATTGCATGGACTAAACAAATACATATCCTTTTGTGATATGCTATTTATTTATAATCTGACTTATACAGGTCTGATATGTGGCAGCCTAAAGCGATTGCAATCGTCTCAAGCTGGAACAACGTGGGGGACGTTTTCCCGTTTTCGATGTTGTTTAGCGTACTCTTTCCGATTCCGGTTTTCTCCGCCAACTGCATCAATGTACAATTTTTCTTTGTACGCATTTCCCATAGTAAAACTTTCATTTTACACCTCCTTTCCGGAGGGAATTGTAAAATTTAGTTTTCTACTGCAAAAAGCAAAATAATACATTAATTAAATTTTTTATTTTATTGGGGTAAATTTTATGAAAAAATCTATTAAGAATCTAATTTGTTATCTTTTAGTCCTTGTAACTATCTTATGCAGCACACCGCTACACACCAATGCGGCTTCTAAGCGTTTCTTTAATCGCACTATTTTTATTCAGAAGGGCAAATCATTAAAAATTCCAATAAGCGGGGTAAAACGAAGTAAAGTGAAATGGTCTTTAAGAAGATCTGGCATAGCAAGCGTAAACAAAAGCGGTAAAGTGAAAGCAAATAGACTTGGGGATGTTAGTATTATCGGGAAGTATAAGGGAAAGACCTGTAAAGGCAGTCTTTATATTATGAATACCCCGGCCGACATTTTAAATGATGATTGCACAACTACTAATTACAGGGTTGATCTAGAGTTTCATAATGCATCTTCTAAACCACTTTATACTCCTGCAAATATAAAAGTTACTTTAGATGGATTTGGAACAGTAAATTATAAAGCAAGTGTACAAAAAGTCCCTGCTGGATGCGAGAAAAGAATTTATTTTTTTCCAGTAAATCCTACTCCATTGCGTAATTTCTTAGAGAATAATCATTCGGATTATTCATACGATGATTTTACATTGAAGAAAATCTCATTTTCATTTAAGATAGGTCGAAAAAGCTATTCTTTCCGTTCTGTCTGTAAAGATGTCTGGAATCCTGATTCCCAGTCTTATGAAATAGAGTTTCGTAGGTATGTGAACGGCAAACGTGTTAGCTTCGGAACGTACAGTGAAGAAAAAGACTTATTCGGTGTTAGTTCCGCAGAATATAAGAAAATTAAGAATGGAATGTCTTATAAAAGGGTTGTCAATATTATTGGCTGCTCTGGTGAAAAATTTATTGATATGAAATCTCATGGACAACACATTACCGGATATTATTGGAGTTCAGAAGATGGTGACAAGACCTGCTCTGTGAACTTCCGAAATGGGAAAGTGTATTATAAGAAAATGAGTTAATTTTATCTCTTGTTTCTTTTTTATGCGTATTGACTTTATGCGTATTATATGTTATTATAATATTGCAAGGAGGTAAAGGCTTATGCCAAAGAAACCAAGAGAAATGGAGAAAATCATCCTTGCTGATGGCTGGGTGTTCCTGTCGCAGGCTGGTTCCCATCGACACTACATACATCCATCAAAACCCGGTAAGGTTACAATCCCTTTTCATTGTAAGGACTTACCGAAGGGAACCGAAAACTCCATTTTAAAACAGGCGAGGCTTAAATAGCCCCACCTGTTCACCAATCATAAGGAGGTATTATTATGTTATCTGCTTATCCAGCTTGTTTTATTAAGGAGGATACCGCATACTCCGTTATCTTTCCTGATCTAAATACCGCTACCTGCGGCGATAACCTGGAAGATGCTCTTTCTATGGCGGTTGATTGCCTGGCCGGATATTTATATTCTGCTAATCTGGAAGGAGTAAGTGTTCCTCCAGCATCCAGTCTTCAAGATATTGATATACAAAAAGTTATGGATGAACTGGAAGTGACTTCGGATGAAGCTTTTGTAAATATCGTTACTGTAGATGTTGAAGAATACGCAAAAGCACACTTTACAAAGTCCGTCCGTAAGAATCTTACTATTCCTTCCTGGCTTAATGATGCTGCTATGAAGCAGAATATTAATTTTTCGCAGGTTCTGCAGGAAGCACTTATGCAAAAAATGGGATTTAACTAATAAACTGAAAAACCGCCCGGCTGGCACCGGACGGAATTCCATTAGACTATTTGCTCATTCCGAAATGAAAAGAACGATATAATCCAAAGTCGCATTTAGATTATATCACACTTCTTTTCTTTTTGAAACTATGAGGGGTGTATTTTTATACCCATTTAGGGAGAAAAAGAAATGAAAAGAAAACTAAATAATGATAAAACTATCTTAAGGGTCGCAATTTATGTCCGTGTGTCCACTGAACAGCAGGCAGAAGACGGGGATTCTATCCGCGATCAGCTCAATTCATGTGAAACCTATATTAAGGCACATGAAAATATGATCCTGGCTGGTGAATACATTGACGGAGGTATCTCCGGCCAGAAAACAAAACGAGAGGACTTCCAGAAACTCCTTTCGGATGTTCGTGCTAATCTCATTGATCTAATTATCTTTACCAGGCTTGACCGCTGGTTCCGAAGTCTCCGGCACTATCTAAACACACAGGAAGTCCTTGATAAGCACAATGTTTCCTGGACTGCAATCCGGCAGCCTTTCTTTGATACCAGTACCGCACAAGGGCGAACGTTCGTCAATACTTCTATGGCTTTTGCAGAACTGGAAGCGCAAAACGCTTCTGAGCGAATCAAGGGTGTATTTAAAGACAAAGTATCTCATAGTGAAGCTATTTCCGGTAGAACTCCTATTGGTTACTCTATCGTTGATAAACATCTTGTTCCGGACAAAGATGCTCCTATTGTTGTTGCCATTTTTGAACACTATCAAGCACATAGTAGCATGGGTGAAACTTTACGATATATGCAGGATGCTTTTGGTATTGTTCGTAGCCGTAGTAGCTTAAAGCGTATGCTACAGAACAAAAAGTACATCGGAATTTTTCGTGATAATGAAAGTTATTGTGAGCCAATCATCACGAAGGAACTTTTTTATGATGTGCAACGTCTTCTTAAATTAAACATCAAGACCTGCAAAAACAGACATGATTATATCTTTAGCGGCCTGATCCGCTGTGTTGATTGCGGCTATGTAATGAGTGCTGCATCAAATCATAATCATTATGTTCGTAAATCTGGTGAAGAAGTAGATCATTTTTATTCTGTCTACCGCTGTCACGCTAACCGCCTGCATCGCTGTGTAAATAATAAAGTCTTTTTTGAAAGCAGCATAGAAAAAGAACTACTAAAAAGAGTCCGGCCAGAATTAGAGCAGTATATTTGTGATTACAAATTAGAGACTGCTCCAGTCGTCCAGAATAAAGCCAGGATCCATAAACTACAAACTAAATTATCAAAGCTAAAGGAACTTTATTTGAACGAACTAATCACACTTGAAGAGTTCCGAACAGATAAGGCAGATTTTGAGCATCAGATTGAAGAGCTTCAAAAAGAAGAACAAAAACCAGTAAAAGACCTTTCTTCTCTTGAGGAATTTTTAAAATTAGATTTTGAAAATATCTACTCTTCTTTTACCGCTCCTGAAAAGCGGCGTGTCTGGCGGTCTATCATCAAAGAAATTCAAGTAGATCATCATAAAAATATTAACATTGTTTTTCTGTAA